TGTTCTGGACAACAAACGTGCCAAGCCAGCTAACGGCAAGGTAATACATATTAATTCAAGAGATGTCTACTAAGGAAACAACTATGACAAGATATACTACAAAAGATTTGACAAGAGTATCGGCACTGCGCCCGTATGAGCGACTGACTCCTGAAACTTACGACATGGCAAAGCGACATACTTTTCTTACTGCATTGCAGGGGGAGTGTCCTCATTTCCAATTCGGTTATGAGAATGATGAAAAGCTGTTTGTGTATGTGGAGGGCGAAACGTATACGCGGGGCTGGATTGGATACGCCAACTTCAATGACACAGGGGGTGAAGAGAAGTTCGGTGTGTGGTCTAAAAAGATTGTTAATGGGAAGTATGCCCCCTATAGCTTACAGCACAACTTGAAAACATCGAAGCTTTTGAAGAACGCGGTGAAAGCTGCCAAGGGGTACTTGAACGGAGTGACTACGTGGGACTTGAATGGAGCGTATTTTCAATACGTTGACACTGCGGTGGACAATAAGATGTATTCGTTCAAGAGTGAGGTGTTCGGTAAGAACAATGCGTTGGGTCTCCGAGATACTGACATGGGTACACGGGTACAGAGAGAACTGATTAACCTGTTTAATTCAGGGCATGAGTTTCTTGATCCTGATCTGCCTCCCAAGATAGCAGAGCTGATAGAGGCCATAGGAGAACGAGCAGATAATGTCGCTAATAAGTTTATGACATTGGTTTGGAAGGATGGCAACAAGGTACGCACTGGTGAGGTTGATCTAAGCGTGGTGTGGCATAACTCACTGAGCGAAGAGAAGGTGTACGATACACCAGAGATGCTACCGATGGAGATACGCAACAAGATCTCTATCTTACAGGTGGCTGATGATGAGACTTACCTGATGGATACGGGTATGCGTTTCGGTGAAGATATCTTCTATGTACAAGTGTAGCGGCAAGGTCGGGGAGTGGGGAGGCTCAGAGTCTCCCCCGAACCCTTGGGATTTTGGGAGGGTCTTTATGCTAGTCCAAGATATAGGCACTAAAGACGGTACTATACAACCAGATAGACCAACGTACTATGTAAAAATAAATAATGACACTAAACGTGTCTATATGCAGTGCATTGGTATGGAGTGTGTTGACTCTACTATTAGAAGTGAGTATGCTTCGTTAGATGACACGCCAGAATGGGTGCAGCGAAAGGTAGCAATCCTAATGGTAGGCGGTTACACTTTTGGACAAGAGCCTATTGAAGGCGTAGGTAATAGATATGGGGATGATACGTTTTTGATTATCCCTGATTAGAATGTAAGTGAGTCACCAAGTAGTCGGGTAAGCGGTGATATCCGACTGTCCTTACATCTCCCTACTGTAGGGAGGTAATAAAGTAAAGGGTGTGATGAAGTGCCTGACTCACCTCTGGTTTTTGATAAATTTTTGTCCAGAGTTCATGGAGGCCAATCACATCATTCACCGCGATATTCTTTGCTAAGTTGAGAGTTTCATCTCCTCTCATCTTAGTTTTTATGGGGTACGGCTCTTCAGTAATGGGGAGCCTCAACCGCAAGCTCGGAGTCGGCTAGTACGCGACTGCCCTGCCCCAATTTTTATAACAACGGAAAAGTAGTGCAGACAACACTACTTTTGAAACCAGTAGTTGAAACCAGTAGTAGGACAAAGATGGCGAAGGTGACAATAGAGTTGGATCAGGGGGATCTGATGGAGCTGCTAGATATGCTCACTGAGATAAACGATACGTTAGCGCGTATTGAAAAACTTTTACAAGGAGAACCAGATGGGGAAAGTAGCAGGGATACGCGAAAGGGAAGTTAATGACTCCTGAAGCCAAGGTCAAGAAAGTGGTAGTTAATCAGCTCCGCAACCTTGGTGCTTACTACTTTTATCCAGTGACAGGCGGCTACGGACGTAGCGGTGTACCTGACATAGTGGGGTGCTACAAAGGCAAGTTCTTTGGTATCGAGTGCAAAGCCGGTAAGAACACTCCCACTCCTCTTCAACAAATAAACCTAGATGATATAGAGAAACAAGATGGCATAGCGTTGGTTGTCAACGAGAAGAATATGCACAGCGTAAGAGATTTAATAACAGGGGATACGGATGAAGGTGAATAAATACGACAAGATAATCGATGCACTAAGCAAGTTTCCAAAGAAGTCGAACAAAGAAATAGCGGCGCGGGTTGGTGTGTCAGCGTCTTATGTATACAAAGTCAAAAGTGCGCGTGACGATATAACAACGGGTAACAATAATGTTGCTGTTGGTCACGCTGCCCCCAGTACGGGTTTAAGTTGGGAACTTCCTGATAATACTTTAACAGTATCAGACGGTAGCACTGCTGCATATTACGAGCTTCCTGAAGGGGCCGAGGAACTACAAGACTTGATCTCGCATCGAAATATGAACGCACAGATCGGTGAGATATTCAGATCATGCTATCGCTATGGATTAGCTTTGCACAGCGACCAGTTAAGGGATGCCAAGAAGATTAAGTTTTACATTGATGCAGAAATTAAACGACTAGAGAAAGGAAACTTTCTTAAATAAAAAAGCGCGGCATAGCCGCTAAGGAAAAATGAAATGGGTAATGTAATAACACTGGAAGAAATGCAGCAGTCGGTTTTGACCACGCGCATTAAGGGAATCTCTGCTTTGATCGAGCACAAGTGGAGTGAGAAAGCAATAAAGATGATGGAAGACAAACACGCAGGGGTGAAAGTCAAAAACCGTGATGTTAGAGACCCTGAACAGGAGTTCAAGGATGCTGCTTACGTTTGCGATGACGGACGCTTTGGGTTTCCATCAGGCGGGTTAAAAAAATGCCTGATAAATGCTGCTCACAAAGACATTGGATTAGAAAAAACTTTGTTAAAGAAGTCTTTGTTCATACTCCCTGATGACACGGTTAACAATCTGTGTGCCTTTGAATCAGATGAACCTTTGATGCGACAAGACATAGTTAAGGTAGGCATGGGTTCTACTGACTTACGTTATCGCCCTGAATTTCGTAACTGGTCGATGATTGTTCGCATAGAGTTTGATTCTCAATCTCTTACTTTAAATACCATACTGAGCTTAGTTCAACGTGCTGGGTTTGGTGTTGGACTAGGTGAGATGCGTCCAGAAAAGGGTGGAGAGTATGGTCGGTTCGAGGTTGACAGGGAGTTCAAGCATCAAATTGAACTGAAGGAAACCTCCATAGACTTTGGATCGGAAGCAGCAGCATGAAACCTGTTTACACCGAAGTTAAATGGAGAAAGGGATCTTTTTTCAAGGCAGATGCGAACGCTGCTTTAAAAGAAATAGAGGCTCTGAATAAACGCCACGGGGGTTATGCCCCCGATGGTTCTTTAGTAGAACACGCTCGTAACCCAAAGTCTGTTTTGCATAACGACTTTGAATGGAACGACGAAATAGCGGGTAGTAAATTCCGATTGATAACAGAGAAAAAAATCAAAAGGTCTTTAGTAGTGGTGACTGAGAAGTTAAACGAGGATCAGATCGAACCTACAGAGATTCGTTTGTTTCAACGAGCAAAGATTGAGTGCGGCGGCAAGCCCCAAAGAATCTGGCTTAACACGTTTGATATGTTGAAAGATCCCGAAGGCAGACAACAGTTAGTTGACAACGCAAAGAAAGAGCTTGAGACATTCACACATAAATACAAAGCCTTGTCTGAGTTATCGGATGTCTTGGAACCAATCAATTTGTTTCTCAAAAAATAAATTGGCTTGGTCTGGATGCGGTTTGGTTTGGCAGGTAAGGCATGATCCGTTTGGGTTTGTATAGTTTTGGTGGATTTGGTTTGGGTTTGGCAGGTAAGGCGAGTTATGGCATTTTCAGGTCGGTTTGGATGCGGCGAAGTTAGGTTTGGTAAGGCAGGTAAGGTGCGTTGGTGTTAGGCGTGTTGTGTTACGTTTAGTTCCGTTTCGGTGTGGCAGGTATGGTGGGTTGGATTCAGGTGGGGTACGTTGGGCTAAGGCGGGTTCTGGTTTGGCAGGTAAGGTGGGTCGGGTTGATTTTGGTTTCGGTGCGGTTCGGTAAGGTACGTTAAGGTTATTAAAAATGAGTAAAACAAAACAGGAACAAAGTAAAGAACTAGACGATCAAGTGGCAGAGTTCTTGAAGAAGGGTGGGGAGATTGAACAGGTAGATACCACAGTCTCCCAACTAAAGAGCTTAACTAAGTCTCGTAAATTCTTTGCTAAGACACATTACTTGGTTGTCAACAATCATGAAAAAGATGAAAAAAATGATAAGTAGGTGGTTAACAATCTTTAGGCGTTGCCAATATGTAAGTATGTACATAGAAGGAGATGCTTATAGGTTAAACATTTTAAAATTTAGACTCTACATAGAGAGGGCGGTTATCTACCAGACTCCAGATAGCTGCCTTCTTTAGGGATTTAAATAATGGATTTAATTACGTTGGACTTTGAGACTTTTTATAGTAAAGAGTTCTCACTAAGCAAACTCACCACAGAAGAGTACATACGAGACCCACGTTTTCAGGTGATCGGACTAGGGTTAAAAGTGAACAACGGCCCGACCGAGTGGGCTAGTGGCACAGATGCACAGATGCAAGATTATCTGGATAGCTTCGATTGGGCTAACAGCATGGTGCTTGCCCATAACACTATGTTTGACGGAGCCATACTCAACTGGAAGTTCGGAGTAAACCCAAAAGTATGGGCAGATACCCTATCAATGGCTAGAAGCATACACGGTACTGGGGTGGGCGGCAGTCTTAAAGCTCTCAGTGAATATTATGACATAGGCCAGAAAGGAACTGAGGTACTGGACGCGCTGGGTAAACGTCGAGAAGACTTTACTGATGAAGAATTAAGCAGATATGGGGACTACTGTATTAACGACGTAGAGTTAACCTACGATTTGTTTTCGTTGATGGGTAGAAAATACCCACGGAAAGAACTCAAGGTGATCGATGCTACGCTGCGTATGTTCGTAGATCCTGTGCTGGAACTGGACTTGGAACTCTTGGAATCTCACTTGATCGATGTGCGTGATCGCAAAGACAAACTACTCATGAACCTAGAGGATGGCATCACCAAGGAAGATCTGATGTCGAATGATAAGTTCGCGGGTCTACTCAGAGGGCTGGGAGTAGAGCCTCCCCATAAGATCAGCCCTGCGACCGGCAAGGAAACTTATGCGTTTGCCAAAACAGATGAAGGGTTCAAGGCACTGCAAGAACATGAGATGTATGAAGTACAGGCTTTGGTTGCAGCTAGGTTGGGTAATAAAAGTACCTTGGAAGAGACAAGAACTCAGCGGTTTATCGACATAGCCAAGCGGGGAAACCTACCAGTACCCATACGATACTACGCAGCGCACACGGGTAGGTGGGGTGGATCTGATAAAATTAATATACAGAACTTACCTAGTCGTGGCCCGGACGGGAAGACGTTGAAGCAGAGCCTGATCGCACCAGAGAATCATATGTTGATTGACTGTGACTCATCGCAGATCGAAGCAAGAGTATTAGCGTGGTTGGCAGGGCAAGACGATTTAGTAGCTTCGTTCCGTGACGGAGAGGATGTCTATGTGAAGATGGCTTCGCGTATTTACAATGTACCTGAAGAGGAAGTAACCAAGGATCAACGGTTTGTAGGTAAGACCACAATTCTTGGCGCAGGGTACGGCATGGGTTCGATTAGGTTTCAGGCACAGTTGAAGACTTCTGGGTTCGACATGGACTTGGCTGAAGCTAGACGTGTCATAAATATTTATAGAGGAACTAATGGACGTATCCACAACCTATGGCGTGAGTCCCAAGTGTTGATTGAGAACATGGCGAGAAAAACACCCATGCGTATAGGTAGCCCCAAACTGATTGAGTCTAGGGGAGATATTCCAGCAGTCACGTTACCCTCTGGACTGTTGATGCACTACGCTGATCTACGAGCCGATATGACGGAAGAAGGTGTAGAGTACACTTATAAAACACGAAGAGGCCGAACCAAGATCTATGGTGGGAAGTTTGTAGAGAATATATGCCAAGCAATAGCGCGTTGTATTATTGCGGAACAGATGTTAAAGATATCAAAAAAGTATCGTGTAGCACTGACTGTTCACGATTCATTAGTGGTGTGCGTCCACTATAATTATGTAGACATTGCGCGTGAATATATAGAGGACTGTATGCGCGAAGTACCAGATTGGGCGGGGGGACTACCACTGGATTGTGAATCCGGTGTAGGCAAAAGTTATGGAGAATGCGAATGAACAGCAAATACGACATATTGTTTCTGGGAACACCTTACATCGATGGGCATTACGATTCGGTGCAGGATGCCTACGAAGCGAAAGAAACACACACAAAGAACTTTCCTAATATTGATTTAGCTATAGTGAAAACTATTCATGAAATTAAATTGGGTAAGAATCTATTCTGGATTCCTAATAAGAGTGCGCTGGAAGCGTTTAACAAGAGTAGGACTCCTTCACAGAGCAAAGAGATATAATGACGAACGAAGCTTACATCAAGAAAAGAAACAGACAGATAAAAACTGCGGTCAGCAAGATGACTGATAAGCAGCTTCTTATATGTAGTCAGTTGCAAATACCGCCGCAAGACTACGTAATCATAATGAATAAGATCCATATATGAATGCAGCACCGTGGTCGTTTAGTAAACTGAAGGCATTTCAGCAGTGTCCTAAACAGTTCTACTACGAAAAAGTCATAAAACAGTACCCTTTTAAGATGACCGAGGCAGTTCGTTACGGCGACCAGTTCCACAAAGCAGCAGAGAATTACATAAAAGAAGGAATCCAGCTTCCAAAACGGTTTGAGTATGCTCAAAAATCTTTAGACATATTAAACGCTAAGGAAGGTGACAAGCTTTGTGAATACAGGATGGGTTTGACAGAGAACCTATCCCCTTGCGGGTTTAGTGCTAAAGGGGTTTGGTGGAGGGGTATCGCAGACCTAGTTATAGTTAACGTAGATGAAGAACTAGCTTGGGTAGTGGACTACAAAACTGGTAAGTCATCTCGATATGCAGATAAAGGGCAGTTGGAGCTAATGGCCCTTGCGCTGTTTAAACATTTCCCTTTTGTTAAAAAGGTGCGGGCCGGGTTGTTGTTCGTTGTATGTGAAGATTTTATTAAGGATACATATACAAACGATCAAGAGGATATTTTATGGGCTAAATGGGTTGATAACATCGAATCGATGGAGACCGCTTTTAGAACTGAAGTATGGAACCCCAAACCAAGTGGGCTTTGCAAACGGCATTGCCCTGTAATCGAGTGTCCACATAACGGGAGTTACTAATGAGACGAGACTATAAACGAGAGTATCAAACGCAAAAAGCGCGTAATGAGCACAAAGATCGCATGGAGCGGCAGAAAGCTAGGCGCGAAATGGATAGGCAAGCACGAGAAAACGGTGGAGACAGGAACAATAATGGCAAAGCCGATAAGCGTGAGGGTAAGGACATAGCCCACAATAAACCTCTACGGAGTGGTGGGACAAACAAAGACGGATACAGGGTAACTAGTCGTAGTAGAAATCGTTCTAACAACGGCCAGAGACCTAAGAAAAGAAGAACGTAGGATTAAATAAATTGCAAGTCATAGATAATAGAGCATTATTATTGAAGTTACGTGACCCTGCAAAAGTCACAAACATCATACCTAAAAGCAAGACTCTGGAAGGCAATCAAGTGCTTGTCAACTGGGGGTTGAATGAAGCCCATGTCTTAAACAATTTAAAGATAAGCGCACCATCACCTATCGAGGGTCGCTATGAGTGGACAGGTAAATACGCCCCCTTTGAGCACCAGAAAACCACTTCTTCTTTCCTTACGCTGAACAAACGCGCATTTTGTTTTAACGAACAAGGTACAGGGAAGACTGCCAGTGCAATCTGGTCGGCAGACTATCTGCTGAAACAAGGGGAGATAAATCGGGTCTTGATTATATGCCCTTTGTCGATTATGGAATCTGCATGGAGGGATGATTTATTCACGTTCGCCATGCACCGGACGGTAGACATTGCGTATGGTTCAGCTAAAAAACGAAGGGATGTCATTGCAAGCGGTGTGGAGTTTGTAATTATAAACTATGACGGAGTTGAGATTGTAGAAGAAGACATCCGTAACGGTGGGTTTGATTTAATCATTGCAGACGAAGCTACGCACTACAAAAATGTGCAGACTAAGCGTTGGAAAGCTCTTAATCGTTTGATTACACCGAAGACATGGTTGTGGATGATGACAGGAACACCCGCTGCACAGTCACCTCTTGACGCATATGGCCTTGCAAAACTGATAAATCCTAACGCTGTACCACGTTTTTTCGGCTCTTTTAGGGATCAAGTGATGCACAAGATCACTAACTTTAAATGGATTCCTAAAGCCGATGCAACAGAACGAGTGTTTAACGCACTGCAACCAGCCATACGTTTTACAAAAGCGGAGTGTTTGGATCTGCCTGACATGGTTTATGTGAAACGTGAGGTCGAACTAACCCGACAACAAAAGAAATACTATAAAGAACTTAAAGACAAGATGGTCATGCAAGCTAGTGGAGAGCAGATTACAGCCGTCAACGCTGCTGTCAGTATGAATAAACTTTTACAAATATCTTCTGGGGCAGTGTATACAGACGAAGGTGAAGCATTGGAGTTTGACATCAAGCACCGATACAAAGTATTACGTGAAGTAATCGACGAATCTAGTAAAAAAGTATTAGTGTTTGTACCGTTTAAGCACAGTATCGATGTGCTTACGAGCAAGCTAAGAAAAGAAAACATACCTACCGAAATGGTTCGTGGGGATGTATCAGTGGCTAAACGAACTGAAATATTTAAAGCTTTTCAGACAGAAGCCGCACCTCAAGTATTAATTGTCCAACCGCAAGCTGCTGCACACGGAGTCACGCTGACTGCTGCTAATACCGTGGTCTGGTGGGGGCCAGTGAGTTCTTTAGAAACTTACGCACAGGCTAATGCGCGTGTCCATCGAACAGGTCAAGACCACAAATGTACCGTGGTACAACTACAAGGGTCGCCTGTAGAAAAGAAAATGTACGCATTATTAGATAATAGAATCAACATACACACAAAGATTGTAGATCTTTACAAAGAATTACTTGATTAAGATACGAATAACCACTATATTACTCTGCTCATCACAAGGAGTGATTGCGTGGAAAAAAATGAAGGACACTTGGGTAAGTGTGTTAAGGCTTATCTGAAGATTAAGGCGAAACGTACCGAGCTATCTGCAAATTTCGATACAGAGGATACTATCTTAAAAAACCAACAAGAGTTGATTAAGACTGAATTGCTCGACTATCTGAAAGAAAACGACCTTAAAAGCGTGAAGACGGAAGCTGGTACGTTTTATAAAACCGTTAAAACTCGTTACTGGACTAGTGATTGGGAGGCGATGCACAAGTTTGTGCTTGAGCATGAGGTTCCAGAGTTCTTTGAGAAGCGTTTAAGCCAAGGCGTTATTAAACAATTCTTGGAAGAAAATCCTGAAGCTGTGCCAAAAGGTCTAAATTCTGATAGCGAGTTTGCTGTTACAGTTAGGAAATCTAAATGACTGATACCAATGAGTTTGTTTCAATAGAGGATGTTGCAAAACATTTCACAGTAAGCGTAAGTACAGCTAGGGCTTGGGTACGGCAGGGGGCAATACCTAAACATACCTACATCAAGATAGGGAAGACTTATCGCTTCAAACTAGATGCTGTTGTACAGGCACTACTCGGTGACCAGACTGAAAAGAAAGAGCAACCGATTAGCTCTGCGCCTGTAGAAGAGATATTGGAATCATTTGAGGATGATGACTTTTGAATCGACTTAGTATCCGAGACAGCATATTTCGCAAGATCACTGAAAAAGGCGAGATTGTCGTTGATAATAACTTTGTTGACGTTATTATTGTCAATGCGGCAGGGATATCCCGAATGTATTATGAAGGAGAGTATACTTCTTCTAGTGCTTCTGCCCCTGTTTGTTGGTCTTCGGATACAAGAACTCCAGACCCAAATGTTGCGGATAAACAATCTGCACGATGTTTTGACTGCGTTCAAAATATAAAAGGGTCTGCACAGGGGAATGCTCGCGCCTGTAAGTTCTCTCAACGCATAGCCATTGTGTTTGAGGATGATTTACAGGACGTTTACCAACTGCAATTACCGGCAACGGCATTGTTTGGTGACGCGAAAAGGGGCTGGCAGTCTATGCAGAACTACGCTAAACACTTAGCGAAGCATGACACGCAAGCTACGACGGTAGTAACTCGAATCGTATTTGAGGAAAGTTACGTGCCAAGGCTGAGATTCAGGCCCATCAGGGTGTTGAAGACAGCCGAATCAAGCAGGGTTGCGGAGTTGGAGAATGATCCGTCTACGTTACAGGCGATTACGCTTGACGTAAAACCAAAGGTGACTATGCCTTTCGTTGAAACAGATGGGTTTGTCTTTGACGAATTTAATTAGACAAAACGGAGAACATAATGTCTGAAGAAAAACAAATAATAGATCCCGACTATTTACTCAACAACGTGGAAGCGTTGTACCCAAAGATTGATCGTCCTTACAAGTGGGATCAGGGCGAAAATCGATCTGTGCCATGCGATGCGAAAGACGATGGTGCGGCTTACGACATAAACTTTAAGATGGACAAGGATACTGCTGTTGCTCTTAATAAATTTATGAAAGAGCTATACAACAATCGGAAGCAAGACGGTTGGCCTGAGTACAATAGCACTCACCCTAATAAACAAAAACATCCGTTCAAAGAAGCAGATGGTGTGTTTACACATAAAGCTAAACTGAATGCTGCTTACAATGGGCAGACAACAACTAAGCCTGTGCAATGGGACGCTAAGTTGAACAAACTACCAGAGGACTTTAGGCTGACTTCTGGTAGTACTGTAAATATTTTTGTGACAGGTATACCGTATTCAGGCTCTATGGGTGCGGGTGTATCTCTGCGACTGAAAATGGTACAGGTTATTAAGTTTGTACCTATGCAAGAACGCTCACCGTTTGAAGAACAGGATGGATTTACCTTTGGTGGTGATGACAATCCCTTCAGTGTGGTGAGTGACAACACTTCTACTGCCTCTGACAACTCTGATGAGATCGATTTCGGAGAGGAAGAGGAAGTGGTAGAAGAGCCTAAAAAGGCTGTTAAGAAATCAGCCGCTCCGAAAAAAGGAAAAGCTAACATAGCAGACGTTCTGGAAGATTGGGACGACTAACTTTTTCTTGGGTTAACTACGGCTAGACCTCGGTAGGGTCGAAAAGGTGGGTTCGGTGGAGTTCTTCGCCCCGCCGTAGTTTCCCTAAAATTCGGTGGGTATAGAGATGAATACAAAAGAATTTTTGCAGAGGGCATTGGCAGAGAGTGGATACTACTGTCTGTTGGCTCTCAAAAGCAGTGAAGGTCGTAGGATACAGAAGTTCTACGATTCGATAGATCAATTAATAGCAGAAGCAAACAATTTTGATAGTGCTGGTTACGATACTTACTTCGCACTAAGCACATTTAAAGATGACAGTTCACGTAAAGTAAGCAACATAGACCGCATCCAATCGTTCTTTCTTGATTTGGATTGCGGCCCTTCAAAAGAATTTGCAAATCAACGAGAAGCGTTAAACGAACTACGAGAGTTTTACAGAGGGTTAAATCTCCCTAAACCTTTTGTAGTAAGTTCTGGACGGGGTATACACGTATATTGGTTCTTGTCTGAGTCAGTTATCTATGACGATTGGTTCCCGGTCGCAGACGCACTCAAGAGATTATGTGCAGAACATGGTTTCTTGGCTGACCCTGCGGTTACTAGTGACGGTGCTAGGGTTCTAAGGGTACTGGACACCCACAACCATAAGGATGACCCACCTACACAGGTGATTCAGCTAGGGGTGGAAACGCCTCCCTTGGTTGACCTAGAGAAGTTTTCTGTGTTGTTGGGTGCTGATCCTCTTGCTTCTCCTACTAAGGTGGAATCGCAGCCCCCAAGTGCCATCATGCAAAAGCTGATGGGGAACAACAACACCAAGTTTAAAAACATACTACTAAAGATACAGGATGACGTAGGCTGTAAGCAGATAGAGACAATCATTAATGACCAAGAAAACTGCCCAGAACCTATGTGGAGAGCAGGGCTTTCCATTGCAAAATTCTGTTCTGATTCAGATAAAGCTGTTGCTTACATATCCCAAGGGCATCCTGAATATGATCCAGAGGAAACCGCGTACAAAGTAGACCTGATAAAAGGGCCATACCTGTGTACCAAGTTTGACGAATTTAACCCAGATGTCTGCCCTACTTGCCCTAACTGGCACAAGATAAAGTCTCCTATTTCTCTAGGTATGGAGGTAGTAGAAGCTGATGAAGCAGACAATGTAGTAGAGGCACCTCTAGCAGATCGGCCTGATGATCTGGTACAGACTTATGTAATCCCGCAGTACCCCACTCCTTATTTCAGAGGAGTGAATGGGGGTATTTATGTACGGTCATCTACGCCTGATGGAGATGTCGATGAGAAACTTTTGTATCATAACGACTTCTATGTGGTTAAGCGCATACTCGATAAAGAGATAGGTGAATCGCTGGTAATGCGCCTTCACTTACCAAAAGACGGAGTACGTGAGTTCACAGTACCTCTTACATCCGTTACGTCTCGTGAAGAGTTTAGAAAGAACATGAGTATGCAGGGTGTAGCAGTCAGTAGGATGGATGAGCTTATGAATTATACGACAACTTGGGTTAACGAACTTCAGGCCACTACAGTAGCCGACAAAGCGCACAGGCAGTTTGGTTGGACAAGCAAAGAGATGAAGTCGTTTGTGATGGGTAACCGAGAAATATTCGGGGATCGTATCGAGTTTAACCCCCCAGCTACTACGACCGCCGCTCTTTTCCCAGCGTTTGAACCAAAAGGTACGTTAGAGGGATGGAAGAAAATGGTGTCGTTCTATGACAGAGATGACTTTGAGCTGCATCAATACGTGGTAGCCGCTAGTTTCGGCTCAGTTCTTATGGAACTTATGCCGGTTCACTGCTCGTTAGTACACTTGCACAGCCCTAAATCAGGGTACGGTAAGACTACTGTTATGGAGGCAGGGCTTACTGCATGGGGAGATCCAGAAGAACTGATGTTGTTTGCAAAGGATACCCACGCAATAAAGATGCACAGGGGTGAGGTATACCACAATCTACCTTTGTATATGGATGAGATGACGCAGACAGAGGAATCGACAAAAGGCAAGGGCAAGAAAACTGGTAATGACGGTAGTGTAAGTGAGTTAGCTTACGAGATAGTGAGTGGTAAACAGCGCAGACGCATGAAACAGAGTGCGAATGAAGAGCGTGTTACAGGCGCGTCATGGAGTTTGATCGCTGTAACTAGTGGTAATGCAAGTCTGGTAGAGATAGTAAGGGGTGAGAAGAGTAACCCAGAGGCAGAAGCACAGAGGATACTGGAGATAAAAGTAGATGAGCGGTTTGCTACCCCTCAGTCAAAGACCGAGACAGATGCGTTTTCGAGGGAAGTCCCAAGCAACTACGGGTTTGCAGGTGAGATCTTTGTACAGTATGTCATAAATAATTTAGAGGAAGTACGTGGGTTACTGACTGATATACAGAACAAGATTGATGCAGAGGCAGAGTTAACAGCGAAAAACAGATTCTGGTCAGCCGGTGCTGCTTGTACTATGACCGCACTATATCTCTGTAATCAACTGGATCTTCTTCCTTACGATCCGAAACCTGTGTACAAGTGGATCGGTTCAGTGCTTCGGTTCAATAAAGATAGCTCTAACAGCATGGATACGTCAGCAGAGCAGATACTGAACGACTACATAAATGAGCACTGGGTAAATATTCTACAGATAAGGAGCACTGATGATTTGCGCCGACAGGACAACAATGGGCTAGATGTTCTTGTTGTACCAGACGCAACACCTCGCGGCAGGTTGGTAGCGAGATACGAGACAGACTTGAAGCGAGCTTACCTTTTGCCGAAACCACTGCGTAAGTGGTGTATATCACAGCAGATAAACTACTCTTC